GTGCAGTAAGTCAGGTTCTTTCTAAGCGTCAAGCAAGAGTGAGATTAATCGCTAGAGAGTTTGGTGAATTTTTACGCAAAGTATTCATGGGCATCTATGAATTAGAAATAGCTTTTGCAGATGATCGTAAAATATTCAGATTAGACAATCGTTTTGTAGAAGTTGACCCTAGAGATTGGAAAGCTAGAAATGATGTTACAGTCTTAGTTGGTTTGGGTAATGGATCAAAAACTGAGCAATTGTTTCACATGCAACAAACTATGGCGGCACAACAGGCTATGATTTCTGCTGGAGGCATGGGTATCACTGTAACACCACAGCAGATTGTGCAGTTGCAAGAGGATATGGTCAGACTGTATGATAAAAGCGCTAACGGAAGATACTTTACGCAACCTCCTATAGAGTTTACAGGCCAGTCTCAACCGCAGGAGCCTAGCGTACAAGAGCAGGCAGTAATAGCACAGATTCAATTAGAGCGAGAAAAACTTGAAATAGAAAAAGCTGAACTTGCAATAAAAGAACAAGAGTTCTTACTGAAAGTTAAAGAGCATGAAGATGAAAATGAATTCAAGATAGCTGAATTGAATTTGGAGGCAAGAAGTGACAGACCAGTTAAGATTGGTAACTAGCTTAATAAGCGAAAAATCTGAGGTAGATGAAAAATATAGGGTAGCATGTGGAGCAGCAAGACTAATAGAAGATGAGGCTGTTAAATATATTTTTCAAGAAATAGAAGAAAATTTGTACAGGGCTTTTTCTGGGGTTCAAACACCTGAGCAGGGTGAGGCACTTTGGAGAGAGGTTAAAGTAGTAAAGGCACTTAGAGAGAACTTGGAGTGGTATGCAAACCAAAGAGAAACCCTCGGAAAAAAACTCCGAGGATAAAAAAGAGTATTATATCGTATCCGATGATTTAATAAACTGGATGCGTGGCGTAGCTTATACTAAGCTTACGTTAGAAGAGGTCAACGGTTTTTCTGAAGAGTTGTTCAATGCACCAACTTTTCAGCAATACCTTGATATGCAACAAAAGAAACCAAAAATTATCACTAACTAGGACAACGCATAGCGACCCTAAAGGATAAATGTAATGAGTAACGAGAACAACCCTACGGACTTCTCAAGTAACGACCCAATGACAGAAACTGCTGGACTAGAAGCAGTATTGGGAATGATCAACCCTAAAGAATTAGGACAAGTTGAACAAGATTCTGTTGACGAAACCGAGTCAGAAATCATTGAAGATAATGATAATTTTGACGGAGTGGGTGAAGAGCCTGATCAAACTGATGACATTGAAGCATCGGAGAGTGATGAAGCTGAACCTATTAGCGACATCGAGCTTGATGATACGGAGTATGAATACTTAGTTTCTGCCAAACAATTCTTGAATGAAAATGGTCTCGATGACATTGACAAGATAAAAAGTGGCATATTGATGCAAGGCGATTATACGCGCAAGACACAGGCATTGTCTGAAGAGCGAAAAACATTTGAGTCAGAGCGTGATCAATCTTTACAAAAAGCAGCAGAAATGCTGGAGGTTGCTCAAGCTATGGTATACGGTCAGAGGCCAACCCATACGACTCAAGAGTTGATAGCTTTGAAAGACTCAGATCCTTTAGCTTATGAACAGGCTTTAGAAGCTAGAGTTCTTTACGAACAGAAACAAAGTGAAATTGACGAAGTAGCAAAGAATGTGACTGCTCAGTACCAACAGCAACAACAGGAAAAGCTACAGACTTATACTAATGAGCAAGCGCAACTGTTAGTACAGCTTGAGCCAGGTTTTGCAGATGAAAACATAGCTCAAGAAAAAGTCAGTGTCATGAATGAGTATTGGCAAAGTATTGGGGGTAGCCCTGAGACCTTGGCTAATGTAAATGATGCGATGGCTTTGAAAGTGCTACATGATGCTGCTATGGCTAATAGTGCACAGAAACAAGTTTCTAAAACTAAAGAGCCG